CAATGTCTGTCGAATAGTCGAAAATGTCAGCCAGATAAATATTGCAAATCAATGTCTAATGTCCTGTGTTTGTCTTTCATATTTACCAGCGTATGCTGAGGGATACTTGATCCTTCACCCATGATTATGCAGTGATTACAACAGGTTACACAGGATCGACCCTAGATTTTTATAGGTTCACAGCATTTCAGACCCCCCGTACACTTAAAATAACATCAATTTCAAAAAGAAGGCTAAAGGTTGTTCTTGTTGTTGTTGTTGTTCGGCCTTTGACACAAGAGCCATCCCCAGAAACACAAGTCAGGAACCCCAGATATGGCACTCGAAACAGGAACTTACATCAACAGTCTCAACGCCTCAAACCCAGCCTCCACAGACGGCTTGGCGCAAGCTGATGACCACATCAGACTACTAAAGTCTACCATCAAAGCATCGTTACCCAACGTTACTGGTGCAATCACAGCGACACAGCTTGAGTTAAACCTTATGGATGGCGTTACGGCTACTACAGCCGAACTCAACCTTGTAGACGGACTAACAGCATCGACAGCCGAACTTAATAAGCTAGATGGCGTTACAGCGTCTACAGCAGAGATCAATAAGCTAGACGGACTTACCGCGACTACTACTGAGATCAATAAACTTGATGGACTTACGGCGTCTACTGCTCAACTTAATTTTCTGACTGGTGTAACCAGTAGCATACAGACACAACTAGATGGAATACAGTCTATACCAAGCCAAGCTGAGTCTACGTGGGTTACTGGTACGGACACGACAGAAAGCACTGTGACAGCAGAAAAACTTAAAGCCGCAATCGACGCTGGTACATTATCCATGACTACAGGAACTGGTACTGCTCAAATCGGCTCACTAAAGATGGCATGGGGAAAAACTACACTTTCTGCTGTCCCTGCCTCTGTATTCTTTACGCTACCCTTTACCTACACAAGTACAAGTAGTTTTGGTGTAGTTGCAATCAGTGATGACGGAAACCACTCTGGAGCAACAAGAGCCGCACAGGGTGTCTCAATAACAGCGGCAAATCAAATAAAATACTCAAAAGCAGGTTTTGGTGGTAATGCTTTTCACTGGTTCACGATAGGATATTAATATGTTAAGAAAATATGTTGAAGTAGATGAGAATAATGTAGCAGTGTGTGCTTGTTATGTTGAAGGAGAGGTTGACGCGCCTGTACCTGTCATACCTCACGAAAATCCAGAGACTGTTGAAATAGGCACGATGTGGGATGGCTATAACTGGGTACAAACAGAAGAACTTGTGAGGTCTAAGAGGGATAAACTATTAGCTGAACAAGTTGATGTTGTCGCTGGAAACGCACTACGATGGGCATCCATGAGTCCCGATGCACAAGCCTCTTGGTCTATATACAGGACTGAACTCTTAGATGTACCTCAACAAGATGGATTCCCTATCAGCGTGGTCTGGCCTACAAAACCCTAATAAATTGAAAGAACTTATAGCCCATGACAAACCTCCCTATCCGTGGGCTGGGGTCTGTTGGTGTCGTTACGGACATTGACCCATACAGCCTCCCCATCAATGCCTACACTAGAGCCAAGAACGTCAGGTTCAACGAGGCCAAAGTAACCAGAGCACCCATCTACAGAAGCATCTCAGGCAACCTTACAGTTAGTCCTAAGTTCATCTATGGTGTCAGTGCTCTCTCAGGTTTTGATACAGTATTGGTGGTGGATGATACTTTTGACATCTATGAGATGTCTAATGGCGTCCTATCACAAAAGTACAACAGTTCACTGTCTGCATCTCCTACCACACCCGTGACAGCCACGATACTTGCAGACGTGCAGTACATCAACAGATCGACAACAGCCCCAGTACATAGAGTGCCCAGCGCAACTAACTTTACTGTTTTGCCTAACTGGCCTTCTGGTGTAACTACGACATCCTTGCGTTCCTATGGTGACTTTTTGTTAGCACTAGGTACTGTAGAGGGGGGCGTGGAGTTTCCTAACAGGGTTCGCTTTAGTGACCCCGTGTTAGCTAACCAAGTCCCAGATACATGGGATGCCTCAGACTTAACCAACAGTGCTGGCTTTAATGACTTAGTGCAAATGAAGACCCCCATAGTCGATGGTGCTACCCTTGGCTCCAACTTCCTTGTCTATTCACAAGACCAAGTGTGGATGATGGAGTTTGTCGGTGGTGCATTCATATTTAACTTTAGAAAACTTTTTGATGACGCTGGGGTAATCAACCAGAACTGCATCCGAGAGATCGAAGGTAAACACTATGTGTTTGATAGGGATGACATCTATGTAACCGATGGTAACACACGCCAATCAATATGTGACGGAAGAGTCCGAGACTACATCTTTAATGGCCTAGATAACTCCAAAGCTGAACAATGCTTTGTCTTACATAACTCTATGCTAGAGGAAGTATACTTCTGCTACCACAGTGGCGATGACATGGCTGAGTATGCAGATGGCGACAGCTGTAACCGAGCCGCTGTCTATAACTATAAAGAAGACATCTGGTCATTCTATGATTTGCCTAACGTAGTTGCTGGTGCAGAAGCTAACGTAAACACAGCGTCAACCTACGCAGACGCTACGACTACCTATGAAACTGTAGGTGGCTCATATCACTCACAAGAAAGCCCATACCAAAGACATCCACTTGTACTAGCAAAAGCTGGGGGTGGAGTAGCTAACAGCAAAATCTATGGTATCGACTTGATTGAGAAAGGTAGTCTATCACAGGCTATAGACACGGCAGTATCTAAGCCATTCTTTGTAGAACGTGTTGGACTTGATCTTGATGAACAAGGAATACCACTGACAGGCTACAAAGTAATATCCCATATTGTACCTCAAATCTCTACAGAAAGTTCTGATGGTACTTTTGGATTTACATTTGGAGCCGCAGACCTTCCTACACAGACCCCGAACTATGGTTTAGCACAGGGCTTTGATTGTCTAAGTAGTTATAAATTAGACACTAGAATATCTGGCAGATACCTATCTTACAAGTTGACTAGGGTTACAACAGACAAGGACTTTAACTTCACTGGTATGGATGTTGAGATCACTGTGACAGGTCGGAGGTAACTTATGGCTATCTCAGATAAAATTAATATGCTGGTGTCTGCTTATGTCAGGCGCACAGCACCGACACTTACTCCAGAGTTTCTCCCTAACTACCTACAGGAAGAACTGAGAGAAATAGAAGCGTCTATAAAATCATTAGCAGACGCAAGTACCCAAGTTACCGATAGAGAACCTACCAACCCAAGAAAGGGCATGGTGCGTTATGCCGTGTACCCTTGGGAACCATTAGGATCAGGCGTATCTAAACTTGTTGTCTACAACGGCACAGCTTGGGTAGCCGTATAAAATAAAAGGAATATTATATGTGGGGACAAATTGCTGGAGCTGTTATAGGCGCAGGGGCTAGTTATCTAGGTTCAAAGAAACAGAAAGAAGCACAGGATGCGGCTAATGCGGCTAACATGGCTTCGTTTAACCAATACAAACCATACGTGGATGCCAACTTAGAAGGTGGTGAAGCCGCACTTGGTGGTGTCTTAAACACAGGAGCCTACCAAGGTGACACTCTAGCCGCACCTAACCAGTTCCAGACAGGTACTGCCAATACTATGGGCAACTTTGGTACTAACATGATGAACAGTGGTAACGCCATGATGGGCAATACAGCTGGCTTTGGTAACAATGCAAACTCATTGTACGGACAGTATCAAGGTATGGCAGATGCGGCACAGCAAGACCGACTTAGTAATGCTATGAATTACGCATCAGCAAACTCAGGCTCTCTAGTAGATGCCGCAATGCGTGATGATCGTCGTAACCTACAAGAGAACACATTGACTGGTATAGACATGGCGGCAATGGGCTCTGGAAACATGAACTCTAGTCGTGCTGGTATAGCAGAAGCAGTAGCTAACCGAGCATATGACGACAGACGTGCCGATGTAGCTACAAACATCCAGAATAGTCTTATAGATCGTAGTCTAAACCAACAGGCACAACAGTTCCGTGACCAAGGTTCTGCATTGCAAGGTGCTGGACAAGCAAACACAAACCTCATGAGTGCTTATGGTATGGGCATGGATACATTAGGAACAGGTGCTGACTTTGGTATGAACGCTGGTAACTCCTTACAAGGATTCAATCAAGCACAGCTGAATGACCAGAAGAAAAGATTTGAAGACCAACGTGACTTTGAACTTGAGAAGCGTATGCAGTATCAGTCTGGTATGTTGGGCAAGGCTCCAGATACTAACAACACATATCAAGCTAACATGAATGACCCAATGGCCGCGGCAATAGGCGGTGGTATGCAAGGGTTTGGATATGCAAGTAAGTACATGCCGCAAGGCGGTCAAAGTAATTTTGTCCCACAAAACTCACCTATGCCAAGGTTCAGAGGAGGTTTCTAATGTCACGCGCAGTAAGACGACCAGTTCTATCGCAGAACTATCCTAACTATATGCCTCCTATGCCTCCAGACGGATACCAGCCAATTACTTACTATAACGATACTATAAAACAAGATGTTGGTGTCTTATATAACCCAATTACTGGTGACGTAAAATCAGATGGTAGTTATGTCTCTGACATGCTTGCATCCCCAGACATGGCTAAACATTTTGGTGAAGATGCACGAAAAAGTGTTGAACAGAAGTATGTAGCTGACATGACCCCTGCACTACAAAGGCCAGATGCCTTAGACATGGCGCAGACAAGTAAGCCAGCCCCTAATATGAGAGCAGATGCTTTAGATTTACCTCAGACCAGTAAAAACTTTGATCTTAGAGAGAATGTGCCTGTTCTTTACAACAACCCAGAAGAAAATGATTTTGGACAGTTAGATAAAGTTGAAGAGGCTCCGTTGTTGGCTGATTTTACTTCACCAATGCCTACAGGCGCACGTTTAGACCCTTACATGAACATACCTAAAGTAGAGGGTCAGGATGACCCTGTAAATGACATGGTAGCTGGCGAGAACCTATACCCATACACACCTACTCCAGACGGACACCATAGAATGCCAGATGGTTCAATTATGCCAGACTCTGAGATGAAAAAAGATGGCGTACTAGGTAACAATGGTAAAGCATTAAGTAATAACAATGGTGTCTTAAACACTGATACTACATCCTCTAATGATCGCAAAGGTAGCGCAGTGTCTGCTAATGCCCGTGGCTCTATGATGCCATTTGCTAAGATTGACAGAAACGAGGCATTAATCCGTATCGGTGGTGCTATGGTCGGTGGTTCATCGCAAGGTTACACTGGTGCAATGAAAGCCGCGACAGCTGAATATGGTAACATTCAAGATGCTAACAGGCTTGCAGAGACTAACGCATTTAATAAAGCAGAAGCAACAAGACTTGCTGAAGCTAAAATACAAGCGCAGAAAGACAAGGCTGACAAGAAAAAGAGAGCAATGGGTATGCCTAGTGCTATCTATAAACAGGCCGCATTGACTGCTATTACCGACATTAAAGGTAGATTAGCAAAAGAAAGTGGATTTAACCCATTTGACAACAATACTGGTCTATTTGGCTATGCCATGTCTCACGTAGCTGGTACAGATGCACACGATACAGCAAACGCTATTGATACAATCGAAGCATCCATTGGTTTCGACAGGCTACAGAAGATGCGTGATGATTCACCTACAGGTGGTGCTTTAGGTCAGGTTTCAAACATAGAACTTGCACTGTTAAGAAAATCACTAGGTTCATTGAAGCAATCATCATCAAGAGAACAGTTTGTTAAGAATCTAAATTCAATAGAGACCCAGTACAAGAAAGCTGTTGCCGCTGTAGAAGCCCAGCAACGCGAATGGTACAGAATGCAAGGTGTTGATGTACCAGAGCCAAAAAATAACTCGGTAGAGCCAGCTGTGGTTGGAGGCTATTCAATAGTAACTAAACAGAAATAATAGGTACAAATATGCCAACATTTGAAATCACTGCACCAGATGGTAAAGTATATGACATCACAGGTGAAACACAGGAAGGCGCATTAGCGGCTTTAAAGAAACACTTAGGAGATGATGGACAAGAACAGCCAGCACCCAATGCTAACAATAATAACACTGGTATAAACAGTCCTACAGGTGGTTTTAAAGAGGCTTTCTTGCAAGGCGTAGACGCACCTTTGGATGCTATGGGTACAACTGCTAGAGTCTTAGGTGCTGAAAAGACTGGTGAGTTTCTAACAAACTTAACTGATGCACCAGAAGGTTATGAGTCAGCATCTGCTAAGTTTATTGAAGGTGATGAAGATGGCTCTTACGCATACAGGTACTTACCGAAAGCGGCAGTAGAGCAAGGCGCACAGTTTGCTGGTCAGCAGTTAGCAAGGGTTGGCGGCGCGGCTGTTGGGTCTATGTTTAGCCCAGCAGGGTCAGTCATAGGTGGTATATCCGCACCTGTCATTGTCAGTGCCGTACAGCATCTTGGTGGTATTGCAGAAGAACGCGCAAGAAACCAAGGTAGAGAAAAGCCTAACAAAGATGACTTCTTGTATGCTTCAACTACAACCGCTGGAATAGCACTTCTGGACTCTCTGGGACTAGGTAGTGGTAAGGTTTTTGCAACAGCCCTCAAAGAGTTTGGTACAGAGTCTTTACAAAGTGTCGTTGAGCAGACAGGTACATCAGTAAATACTGAAGCTGGTCTTAATATTGACCCAAGACAAGCAGTTGGTGAAGGCATTATTGGTGGAGCATCAGCTGGTGGTGTAAACACAGCCATATCTACAGTAAGTAAAACTGGAGAGGTTGTCTTCAAGCCACGCCAAGAACTTGATCCAGAAGTTGACCAAGCGGCTGGCGATGTCGCTAGGATGCTAAATGAAATTGCTAGTGATGAGGGTCTTAATCTAAAAAACATTGATCCTACATCAAAAAAGGGTGCAAACACTGCCTTAGACACAGCGAGATCAAAAAATACTACTGATATAAACACTGCCGCTGAAATCCTTCGCAAAGAAGTTCTTAAAGGTGCAGATACTTTTACTCGACAAAGGTTTAACCAAGCAATTAAAAACGCCAATACTAAAGTAGGTACTGTAGTTTCTAATGAAGACATTAAATTTATAAAAGACACTGTGGGCAAAACATTAGAAGGCCAACAGCTTGTTCAGTCACTTTATAAATCAAATGTTGTCACAGAGTTATATGCGGCTGGTCTTAAAGGCGGCTTTTCAAAGTTTACTGACAACTTCAACCCAATACCTCAAATTGGTAAATCATACGACCCAGCAAGATCAATAGGCACTATGTTAAACTTAGGTGCTATTGCTGGTACAGGTGGTTCATCTTTATTAACACAAGTACCTTTAGTTGCTGGTGGACGTGCAATAGATGCAGTTACAGGCCGTAGGTCTAAAGTGAACCGCTTTGTCAAAAAGAACAGAAAGTCTACGGGGATGTCCTCTCCTGTCGGAGTTGCTGTTGAAGGTAGAACAAAGCGTCTAAAAAATGCCCAAAAATCGGCAAACAATGCTAAGATAGCCGCCGCAAAAGCAGAAAGAGCGAAAGATCAAGCGGCACAGAATGTTGTAAAGTATAACGAAGGTTACGCCCCTAACTATGGAGACCCAAGACTTAACCAGAAAGCTGACCCTAGAGGCACAGTGCACAACGCACTTGCTCAAAAAGCCAGCCTTAAAGGGATGTCTATTAAGGAGATAGATACTGAAATACAGCGTATTATTGATGAGAGGTTAGCAGACAAACGTACATCTAAAGAAGAAAAGAAGTCTCTTAGAACTTATGCTAACTTCAATAGTCTAGGTGCAATGCCAAAAGGCGACCAAACACTTAGTCTTGCAATAGCCGCAATACGTGAGCGTTTTAATTTTCCAAATATTGATCCAGCTGCCCCTACGTCACCAGTAGCACCTACACCCCCTGCACCACCACAGCGTAGTCCAGAGGTACAACAAGGTATTGATGACAACAGAAAGTTTGTTCAAAATTTAAAAAACAAACTAGCTTCCGATCTTACTGTTAGCGATGGAGACAGGGCTGTACTAAATGACTCATTAGATGAGTATGGGCTTAGTTTAGGCAGTAACCCAGAACAGGCATCATTGGAAATTACTTTTAGAGCTAGAAAAGCATTAGATAATCGGCAACTTGTAGAAAAGTATTTAATGCCGTATCATCAAAGGGTTTTACAACAGCAAGCAGAGATAAAGGTAAAAGGTAAGAAGAATGCCCCAACCAAAACTACCGCCACACCTCAAGAAACTCCTCAACCAAGTGGACAAGGAACTGCTAGTGGACAAACAGCCGTACAAGGAACTGGAGAAGCTAAACCCACTCAATTGGCCTCATCTGGTCTACTCGCAACAACCACCCAAGAAACACCAAAAGTAAAAAAGGTCACAGTAAAAGCCGTTAAAGACATAATACCTGATGCTGAAGCAATAATACAAATTGGCAAAAAAGGTACAAAGTACGAAAACGGAATACAGGATGTAGATACTGCCTTAGAGGTGGCTAATCTTCTAGGCATCACAGCGAAGATGCTAAATAGTGATACTGACTTACAAAAGCTAACGGGTACTGATGAGGGTACTGCCGCTTTACATTCGTGGAGTCCTGAGATGGAAGGCTTTGGTAGTAGTGTATTTGCTATAAAACCAAGCGGTACAATTTTTGGTAAAAAGGTTACAAAAATTAACTCTTTAATGACACTACTTCACGAAATGGGTCATTCACTTACACAAGGTAACATGGATGGTAAGGGTGAGTTTGGGCTAGGCACAGTCAAAAACCCGTTTAGCGGTCAAGAAAACCTTGTTGGTGGTAATAGTTACAACAAATCTGTTATGAAACCTATCCTTGAAGGTAAAGGTAAAGACCACCCAGCAATTAAAGAAATACTTGCATTCCAAGAAGCTGGGAAAGCATTTACACAGAAAGACCCAGATAGCAAAGTCGAAGCTAGAGATATTAGGAAAATGTTGATGCACATCAAAATCAGCAATAATCCTGATACAGTCAAAAGTTTGAAGAAAAAACTGAAGCGTACTCGTGCGTATACGACTTTGACAGCTGAATTATCTGTTGATCCTATGTGGGTATACTTAATGAACCCAAAACTTGCCAAAGAGCTAATGCCTATAAACACAAAGCTAATAAAGAAAGAGTTTGATAAAGCAAACAATGGTAAGATTAAGTTCTACGGACATCCTCTTGCAACAATATTAGCCATAGTCACAGCAATGGTTGCGATGAACTCTGGCGAGGACGAAGAGCCGAATGAAGGCATACTCAGTCCACAAGATGGCATCCTATCAGCATAACAACATACAGCCCCAGCAATGGGGCTTTATTATTTCAAGGACACTAGGAGAGCACAATGGGAGCACCAAAGGAACCAAGAAAGAAGTCACCAAAGAAGGAACTAACGCACCCAAAGAAGGCTCGAAAGGGCAAAGATAATTATTTCTCAAAACTAATGCAAACTGAGGAAGGACGAGCACTACGAAAGCAGTGGTCAACCAAAAAACGTAAGAATGGAGGAAGGCCAGTAGGCACTCCAGATGGCTACACGTTAGAGGCCATCACCCCCATCCGAAAACAAGCACAGAAAGACGCTGAAAGGATTGTGGCTATTATGGCTAAAGAAAATAATATTGATGACGAATATGCGGTAGAGGCTCTTAAAACAGCTGTCGAGATCATGCGCGAACCAGCGCAGAACCGAGACAAACTAACAGCCGCAAGAATGGTCTTAGACTTTACTAAGACAAAACCAGTTTCAAAGAGCGAAGTCACTGTTGGTAAAGCAGAAGCCTTCTTGGAGTCGCTTTTAGTAAGTGAACCAGAGGAAGAGCAAACTGACGATGGAAAAGAAACTTAAAGAAGTACGCCGCAAACTATATGACGAATTTGACTTTTACTCTAAGTCAGCACTCAAGATCAGAACCAAAGATGGAGACATCAAGCCCCTCAAACTAAAGCCAGCACAGACTATACTACAAGAAGCTGTAGATAAGCAGATGGCTACTGAAGGTAAGGTTCGCATAATAATCTTGAAGGCTAGACAGCAAGGTCTATCAACTTATGTAGGCGGCTATCTTTACTTTAATGTTTCCCAGCGCAAAGCATGTAAAGCAATGGTGGTCACACACCATTCTGACAGTACAAGAGCACTGTTTGACATGACTAAACGCTACCATGAGAACTGCCCAGAACTACTCAAGCCACATACAAAGTATTCATCTCGACGAGAGTTGACCTTTGATGTTCTTGATAGTTCTTACGTGGTTGCTACAGCTGGTGGTGAGAGCATTGGACGTGGTGAGACACTTACACATGTTCACGCATCAGAACTTGCCTTCTGGCAGAAATCAACTGCCCTAGAGAACTGGAATGGTATGACGCAAGCCGTACCTAACAAGAAAGGCACAGCTGTATTCGTTGAGAGCACAGCTAATGGTGTCTCTGGTATATTCTATGATCTATGGAAAGGTGCAGTGGATGGCTCTAACGGCTACGTCCCTGTGTTTATTCCTTGGTATGTAGACCCAGAGTATCGTGAGCCTGTACCTGAGAATTTTAAGATAACTCCAGAGGAAGAGGACTTATCTAAGAAATACGACCTAGACAACGAACAGCTGATGTTTCGTCGGCGAAAGATTGCCCAGAACGGCATCGACTTGTTTAAACAGGAATATCCAGCGGAGCCCGAAGAGGCTTTCTTAACCACTGGGCGTCCTGTGTTTAACCCAGAGTCATTGCAAGATGACCTAAAGACATCGAGAGATGTTGAAGCACGTCTGGCACTAGAAGGTGAAGACTGGCTTGATAACATGCGTGGAGAACTAACACTCTATCGCAAACTAGATGATGGCGAGAAGTACACCATAGGAGCAGACGTTGCTATGGGTGTCCGTGGTGGTGACTGGTCAGTTGCCCAAGTTCTCGACAGCAAGAAACGACAGGTGGCAACCTATCGTGCCCAAGTTCATCCTGATTACTTTGCTACAGTGCTCTATAAGCTAGGTGAGTTCTTTAACTTTGCCTACATAATTGTAGAGAACAACAGTCATGGTATTCTAACATGTACCCGTCTTGGAAAAGACATGGCCTACCCTAACTTCTACACAGAAGTACAAGTAGATAAGCTAACTGACAAAGAGACAGTCAAATTAGGTTTTACTACGACATCCAAGACAAAACCTCTGATCATTGATGAACTCAGAGCCTCAGTTCGAGAGGGTAAGATCGAACTAAACGATAAAGTCACTATTCGGGAAATGCTAACATACATCGTCACACAAAGTGGTGGGATGGAGGCAGAAGCTGGATGCTTTGATGACTGTGTCATGAGTTTAGCCCTAGCCAATCATATTCATGAAGGTGCTTGGGAGCCCATAGATGCAGTTGACGATTACTATATTGAGATGGTTTAGATATGAAATCAAATAAAGATTATAAAAAACTCGACGACGATCAGATTGTGTCCATAGTCGATACTAATTTAAGACGTTCTATTGGATATTATGACAGTGAGTTGTCGAAAGAACGTAGACAGGTAATGGACTACTATTCAGCTAAACTACCACGCCCAGCGCATGATGGTAATAGTAAGTATGTCAGCCAAGACGTCTATGACGCTGTAGAAAGCATGAAGGCATCTTTGCTAGAGACCTTCAGTACAGGCAACAAGACACTCAGGTTCTCACCACAGAATGCTGATGATGTTCCTACAGCTGAAGTCTGCACAGAGTACACCGACTATGTACTACATCGTCAGAACAACCTGTTTGAAACTATGCAGACTGTTATTCACGATGGTCTAATCGCTCGTGCTGGCGTAGCTAAAGTTTATTGGTGCATGCAAGACGAAAGTACACTTGAGTATGTCGAAGGACTTACTGAGGAAGAACTGGATGCACTTCTAGCAGAAGATAATGTAGAGATTGAAGAACTTACTGAAGAGGCTGGTATGTTCTCTGGTGAGCTACGTGTAACCCGTGATACGTCACAGGTTAAGGTTGAGGCTATTGCACCAGAAGAGTTCTTAATCGAACCACAAGCAAAGTCTTTAGATGACGTTAGCTTCTGTGCACACAGGACTAAGAAGTCTATCTCTGAACTCATAGAGATGGGCTACGATGAAGACTTAGTTGCTAAAATTTCTGACAATGAAGACACAGACTTTGACAATGACCCTGAGATACTATCTCGCTTTGATGACATCGGTGCAGACCGAGGCTTCAATGCAAAAGGCTACCAACGTCAAACACGACAGGTAACTGTGGTCGAAGCATTCATTGAACTAGATTGTGAAGGAACTGGTGTTGCTGAACTCTACAAAGTAGTCAAAGCATCAAACATCTTACTTGAGAAAGAGATAGTAAAGCGACGTCCATTCGTAGCTTTTGTACCCCTGCCTATTCCACATGCTTTCCACGGCAACAACTTTGCTGAGAAACTACTAGGCATACAGAATGCACGTACAGTATTAACACGTTCTATACTTGATCACGCTATGGTTACTAACAACCCACGTTATACAGTGGTGAAAGGTGGCCTTACGAACCCAAGAGAACTAATAGACAATCGTGTCGGCGGTATCGTGAACATATCACGCCCTGACGCTATTAGCCCTATGCCTCAAGCATCTCTGAACCCGTTTGTATTCCAAACTATTCAGATGTTAGATGAGGATAAAGAAGACACTTCTGGTGTCTCTCGCCTATCCCAAGGTCTTAATAAAGACGCTATAAGCAAACAAAACTCAGCGGCAATGGTCGAGCAGTTGGCGACAATGAGCCAACAGCGACAGAAGATTATTGCGCGTAACTTTGCGAACAACTTCCTAAAGCCTCTATTCTCAATGGTCTATTCATTGGTTGTAGAGAACGAGTCTGAAGAGAAGATTGTTGAGTTAGCTGGACGTTATGTACCTATCGACCCATCGCAATGGGCAGATAAACGTGACGTACAAGTTGAGTTCCACTTGGGCTACGGCGATCAGGAGCAGCTGGTTCAAAAACACTTGTCGTTCCATCAGTTATTCTCCGCTGATCCTACTCTTGGACAAATGTACTCTCCGCAGAACAAGTTCAAGATGCTGGCATCAGTCCTAGAGAAATCAGGTATCAAGAATGTTGCTGACTTCTTAACAGACCCAGCGATGATACCTCCACCGCCACCTGATCCAAATGCAGAGATGCAAATGCAGATGGCACAGCAACAGATGCAACTTCAAGAACGACAAACAGCTGTCGCTGAAATGAAGGTACAACTGGATGCACAAATGCGGCAAATGAAACATGAGTTAGACACTATGAAGGCTCAACAAGCATTTGCCCTACAATCTGACAAACAAGACCTTAACGAGACTGAGTTTGAGCATAAAGAATATGTGAACTTAGAGGAGCTAGAGATAGCGCGTAAGGCTGATGATGTCAGGGCAATCGCAAGTCCAAACGGATAAGCACAACACAATAAGGAAAGCACATGGCTACACAAGAAGAGCAACTTGTGATGGCTGGAGATGAAGCTGGAGCCGTACTAAGCGGTTCCGCCTTCAATTCAGTTATCAATGAACTTGTCGAAAGAGCATTTCAGACGTTTGTAAACACTGAACCAGCAGACAAGGATAAACGGGAGTATGCCTATAACCACTATCGCGCATTAGTAGACGTGGTGGATACTCTGAAACAGCGAGTTCAAGTGCGTGACAGCATTATTGAACAGCAGAACGGCGACAACAGCCAAGAGGAGACTGCTCCATGAACAACGAGCAAAATGTAAACTCTGAGCCGCAAGCATTAGATATTGATGATGCGGCAGACGCAATCTTAGGACGATGGGACGACGGGGAAACCTTATCTGAAGTCGAAGTAGAAGATGCAACATCTGAAGACCTTGCCGAGACAGAGGTAGATGAAGATGAAATAGAAGATGAAGAGGACGATCAAGACGAGTTAGACCTTGAAGACCCTGACGAAGACGACACTGTTGATGAAGACGAAGATCAAGATGTTGAAGACGATGATGATGAAGAGGAAGATGACGACGAACACACAGTCGCTTCTGATGATCAAATCGTGGACATCTCAGTCAATGGTGAGTCTAAGCTGGTATCTGTAAAGGACTTAAAGCGGCTTTATGGTCAAGAAGCATCTCTAACTAAAAAGTCTCAAGATTTGGCTACCCAGCGAAAGCAGTCAGAAGAACAACTGGCTCAAACGCAGATGTCATATCAGAAGTTATTGGAACGCGCAGAAGCAAGGTACAAACCTTATGCTGACATTGATATGTTAGTAGCGTCACGCGAGATGGATGCAGAAACATTCTCTCAACTACGCCAAGACGCGAAGCAAGCAGAAGACGACTTAAAGTTCCTACAGGAAGAAAGTGGTCAGCTTGTATCCCAAGCACAGCAACAACATCAGGAAGCTACTAGAGTAGCCGCCGCAGATTGCGTAAAGGTTCTACAGGAACAATTACCTGACTGGGGTAACCAACTCTATGCAGACATTCGTGACTATGCTGTGAAATCGGGGTTACCCAAGGATCAGGTCGATCAGTACACAGACCCACAGGTCATCATGCTGATTAACAAAGCCAGACTTTACGACCAGTCAAAAGAGTCCGCCAACAGCAAGAAAGCCAAGGCCAAACTCAAGAAGTCGAAAAGTGGCAAGAAGGTTCTTAGTTCCAAGAAAGCACCACCCTCTAAAAAGACTATCCAGAAAGCTAAACAACAGAAGCAAATGGACAGCCTGAGTAGTGCTAAAGACTTAGATGATATTGCAGACGCACTCATGAGCCGCTGGGAAGAGTAAATCTTTTCAAACTTAATCCTAAAATTGTGAGGACAATTAAATGAGTACATATACAACCTATAACCAAGTTGGAAAAAAGGAAGATGTTTCAGACATCATTTCCAACATTTCACCATTCGCTACGCCCATGCAAGCGATGATCAAGAACGAAAAAGTATCAGCTAGAACTTTCTCATTCCTTGAAGATTCATTAGCAGACTCAGCTGTAAACGCTGTAGTCGAGGGTGCAGACGCATCAATGGCAACATTAACAGATGCAACTGAGCGTACAAACA